TCCTTTTGCTTACTTTACGCAGATTATACATTATGCGTTTCTCAGGAGAATACAACGGGAAAAAAGGCAACTTGATATCAAAAATAAAATCCTAGAAAGATCAGGATATGATGAAGTTATGCATGGTGATAAAGTTGACGGAATGGATACTTCCGACTATAATCAAATTAAGGATGCTGTACACTCCAAGCTACGTTATTAATGAAGATAGCAATAATAACTGATCAACACTTTGGATGCCGTAAAAATTCAAAGGTATTTCATGATTACTTTTTAGAATTTTATAATAATATATTTTTTCCAAAGTTAGAGGAACTTGGAATCAGTACAATTGTTGATATGGGTGATACCTTTGATAGTCGAAAGGGTGTTGACTTTGCTACTTTATCATGGGCAAAAGATAATTATTTCGATCGTCTTGCTCAAATGGGATGCACAATACACACTATTGTAGGTAATCATACAGCCTATTATAAAAATACAAATGATGTAAATGCTGTTGATTTATTATTGAGAGAATATAATAATATTAAAATATATTCAGAGGCAACAGATATAAAATTAGGTAAGTTAAGTATTTTACTAATACCTTGGATAAACTCTGAAAATAAAGAACAAACAATGAAGATGATTAAAAAGTCAAAATCACCATGTGTGATGGGTCATCTTGAATGTAAGGGGTTTGAAATAAATCCGGGATTCGTTATGGATCATGGTACAGATGTAAAAACATTTGATAAGTTTGAAAAAGTCTATTCAGGCCATTATCATACAAGATCTGATAATGGTAAAGTTTTCTATCTTGGTAATCCATATGAAATGTATTGGAATGATGTAGGTGATACTCGTGGATTTCATATATTTGATACAGATACTATGGAACATACACCTGTAAATAATCCATATAAAATGTTTTATAACTTGTATTATGAAGATGATGATGCACAACTTTTAGATACTCGTCAATTTGCGGGTAAAATTTTAAAGTTGATTGTCCGTAAAAAATCTGATCCTAAAAAGTTTGAAAGATATATTGATAAAATATACTCATCAGATGTTCATGAACTCAAGATACTTGAAAACTTTCAACTTCAAGAAAATGAAGAGTTTGAGGCCTTTGAGTCTGAAGACACTCTTTCTATATTAAATAGGTATGTAGAAGAATCTGAAATTGATTTGCAAAAATCTACAATACAAGATATAATAAAAGAAGTATATCAAGAAGCATGTGAGTTAGTGTAATGCATATCATCACAATCGATGGAAGAGAAGATGCCGGAGCCTACTCTGTTAAAAATGAGGATGGTGAAGATGTTCTTTATATTTTTGAAGAAAGAGATGATGCAGTTCGTTATGCTATGATGTTAGAGGATAAAGGCTATCCAGAAATGCATGTTATGGAAGTTGAACCTGCAACCATGATTGCAATGTGCGAAACTCATGAATATGAGTATACTATTATTACATCAAATGACATTGTAATACCACCTGATAAAAAGTATGATCTTATTTGAAAAAGTTCGTTGGAAGAATTTTCTATCAACAGGAAATCAATATTCTGAAATAGATTTTCAAGGATCGCCAACAACATTAATAGTTGGTGCAAATGGTAGTGGAAAGAGCACAGTTTTAGATGCACTTACATTTGGATTATTTGCAAAACCATTTCGTAAGATAAACAGAAGTCAACTAATCAATACTGTAAATGAAAAGGATTTATGCGTTGAGGTAGAATTTAAGATAGGAACTATCTCTTGGAAAGTTATAAGGGGAGTTAAACCAAATATATTTGAGATATGGAGAAATGATAAGTTACTCGATCAGGCTGCATCTGTAAATGATCAACAAAAGTGGTTGGAACAAAATGTGGTAAAGATGAATTACAAATCTTTTACGCAGATTGTCATTCTGGGATCAAGCAACTTTATTCCATTCATGCAGCTAAGTGCACCAAATCGTAGAGAGGTGATAGAGGATCTTCTTGATATTAAAATATTTACTTCGATGAACAATATTCTTAAAGAGAAATTAAGGAAGGTTAAAGATGAAGTTAAGACATTGGATCTAAAAAGAGAGTCTTTGAATGATAAAGTTAAGATGCAAGAAAAGTTTATTTTAGATGTTGAGACTCGTGGTAAAGAAGATATAGATCAAAAACAGAAGAAGAAAGATGCACTTGCCGATGATATATGTGTATGTACAATGCAGAATGAAGAAGCAAGTGATGCTATTTTTGGTTTAAAAGAGCAGCAGGAAAAATTAACAAATACAACGACCACGTTAGCGAAACTTAATACTCTTAAAGGTCAAATCGCTAATAAGGTAACAACTATTACAAAGGAGCATAAATTCTTCACAGATAATACGGTATGCCCAACATGCACACAATCTATTGAAGAAGAGTTCCGTTTAAATAGAATTAATCACGCTCAAACTAAAGCAAAGGAGCTTAAATCTGGTTACGAAGAACTAGAGAAAGCAATTAAAAAGGAACAAGATAGAGAGCGTAAATTTACTCACTTATCAAAGGAGATTACTAGACTCACGCATGGCATTTCTAAAAACAACACTCTTATCTCTAACTGCCAAAAACAACAAAGAGATCTTGAAAATGAAATTCAAACACTTACCAATCAAATTGAAAACAGAAATACTGAGCATGAAAAGTTAGAAAAATTTAAGTCCACTTTACAGGAGACATATGAGTCCTTAGCCACTAAAAAAGAAACAATTAAATATTTTAATTATACTTACGAGTTGCTAAAGGACGGGGGAGTTAAAACTAAAATCATCAAGAAGTATCTACCGCTGATAAATCAGCAAATAAATCGTTATCTACAGATGATGGATTTTTATATAAATTTTACTCTTGATGAGGAGTTTAACGAAACCGTCCAATCACCGATTCACGAAGATTTTTCATATGCATCGTTTAGTGAGGGAGAGAAACAAAGAATAGATTTAGCTTTGTTATTTACTTGGAGAGAAGTTGCCAAGTTTAAAAATTCAGTATCAACAAACTTAATGGTATTGGATGAGGTATTCGATAGTTCATTAGATGGTCAGGGAACAGAGGAGTTTTTAAAAATAATAAAATATGTTATTGATGATGCAAATATATTTGTCATATCACATAAAACAGGCCTAGACGATAGATTTGAAAACGTGGTAAGATTTGAAAAAGTAAAAGGATTCAGTAGGATGGCATTATGATTGGAATTGTTGGTAATGGTTTTGTAGGCAATGCTGTTTATCAAAACTTTAGAGATAAAACAAGTTGTAAGGTCTATGATGTTGATAAGAATAGATCTTTAAATACTCTTGGTGAAGTTATAAATGAAGATTTTATTTTTGTTTGCTTACCAACTCCCATGAGATATGGTGGCGAATGTGATCTTTCGATACTTGATAATTTTTTCGAGAGTTTACCAGAACATATCGCAGGAACATTTGTTATTAAATCAACAGTTCCAATTGGAACAACCAAAAAATACTATGAGAGACATAATGTAATTCATAATCCAGAATTTCTGACTGCAAGGAATGCGATAAAAGATTTTGCAAATTCAGAAAGAAATATTGTTGGTGGAAATTTAGAATTATGCGTAGATTTTGTTCGCATGTTTTCTGATTATTTTCCTGATATACCAAGTATCATTACTGATTCGGATGAGAGTGAAGCGATTAAGTATTTTTCTAATACATTTCTTGCATATAAAGTAGCATACTTCAATAAAATTTATGATGTCTGTCAAGCAGTAGGAATGGATTATGATTTAGTTTGTGAGGGTGTAACTGCGGATAGCCGTATCGGTAAATCACATACTAAAGTTCCCGGTATAGATAATGATAGGGGATTTGGTGGCACATGTTTTCCAAAAGATCTTAACTCCTTGATTGTTCAAATGGAGAATCATGGTGTCAACGCTGACATGCTCAAAGAAGTATGGAAGTATAATGAACAAATTAGAAAAGTTATTGATTGGCCAGTGACATGAAAGTATTAGTTACAGGACATCGTGGATTCATAGGTAGATATGTATTCGCAGATTGGAGACGTGAATTGGGTTTTGAAGTTCATGGAATAGATAAACCAAATGATGTGGGTAATTTTAAAGGTGGAGATTATGGATTAGTCATTCATCTTGCAGCTTGGGCAGATATTCGCGAGAGTCTAGAGAAACCAGAAGAGTATTATATTAATAATGTTGTAAAGGCAAAACCTATTTTTGATTGGTGTCGAGAAACTAATACTAGATTATTATATGCATCGTCAAGTGCAGTAGATGATAACTATTGGGAGAATCCATATGCGATGAGTAAGTGGATTAATGAACAGATGGCACCACCTAATTCAGTTGGAATGCGCTTCACAACGGTCTATGGCCCTGATGTTAGACCAAATATGATGTATGGGTTACTCCGTGATAAGAAAGCAACATACGTCACAAATCATAAAAGAGACTGGATTCATGTGCATGATGTATGCACTGCGATTCGCTCCCTCGCTCCTAGCACCATTACAGGGCCTGTACCAATTGGATATGGAGAGTCTGTTCCGGTTAGAAAACTTGCAGAAAAATTTGGTCAGGGTAATTTACCGGTTAAAGAATTTACTCCGGGTGAAGCAGAGGATAATGTTGCAGATATATCAATTATTGCAAGCACTGGATGGATGCCAACTATTAGTGTTTTAGATTCTGTAGAATAAACCACTTAAATTAGTGTCCACTAATGCCTTTCTTACGATTGTTTTTCGATTATTATGGCCATATAAAGACGAGACACAATGGCAGTACAACACGAAATCAAATCACAACTCGCTAAATTACTAGCAACAGAAGATCTAGTAGTAGAGCACAAGCAAGTTGAAACAGCATCCTTCAATGTGGAGACAAGAGTATTAGTTCTTCCACTCTGGGAGAAAGCAAGTAATAGTGTATATGACATGCTTGTTGGTCATGAAGTTGGCCATGCATTGTTTACACCTAATGATGATTGGTACAAAACCTCTGACATACCTCATGGCATCGTCAATGTATGTGAAGATGCACGTATCGAAAAGTTAATGAAGAGAAAGTACATGGGTCTTGCAAAGACTTTCTACTATGGATACAGTGAGTTAAGTGATGATGATTTCTTTAATTTAGAAGATGAAGATGTAGATAAGTTTAATCTTGCAGATAGAATCAATCTATACTTTAAGATTGGTAATTTTATTGATTTGTATTTTACTGAGAGAGAAACTGAAATAAGAGATTTGATTGGAAATACTGAAACTTTTGAAGAAGTTTTAGAAGCATCAAAAATATTACATGAGTATTGTAAAGAGGAGCAAGAGAACAAGAAGAAAGTGGCTGATATTGATACCCATCAATTACCACTAAGTGGATCACCTGATCAATTTGACTCAGAAGATTCTGATGAAAAAGGTGAGGAAGAAGAAAATGATCAGATAACAAAAGGTGCATCATCTCCTAAGGCTGAAGAAGCACAAGGATCTGATAAAAATGGTGATATGACAGAGCAACCTACATCTGCAGAATCTGATCAGGGTGGAGAAACAAATGATATTGAAGTAAAAACAGTTGAGTCACTCAGCGAAAACATTCAAGACTTAGTTTCCAAAGTATCAACATACGAGAATGTTTATTGTGAAATACCTGATGTTAATACTGATCATGTTATCGCTAAAAACTCTGATGTTCATAAAGT